GTAAACGGGAGACATTTCTTCGAAGAGGGTAGTACCGTTAATGTAGAGAGAAGCCCGGTCGAACGTGAAGTTAGTATCCCATTGATTGTTATTAGCCTCAGAAGAGACGACGTGGATAGCCTTGGAAGGGTGGTTGAAGTACGTGAGATCGACGTCAACATCATCCTTGGACATCGGTTGAAACTGTGTCTGGGTGATGAGGATCTCATGCTCGTGCTCGACGACCATCTGGCGCTCCTCTGTATCGAGGTACACGTACGTCCCGTAGACCTTGGGGGTGGACGCCGGGGTAAATCCGGAGCGGCACTTAATACGTACTTCGACCTGATGGAACTGGAGTGCGGTGAGAGGAAGAGATTTAGTCCAATCCTCGGAGAAAAAGAAAGGGATGATATAATGATCGGCACCCGTACTAGTTCCCTTGGCGTTATCAGAAACCTCATCAAGAGTCACGGCGCAAGTGGCCTTGGCGCCATCCTGCTTGTAGAGTAAATTGTGGACACCCTGAATAAAAAGAGCGTCGAGGCGGCACACTTCCTGACCACCAATCCAAAGAGAAAACTCGGTCGTGCTGGTGTCATTCTTGCTAAAGAAACCGGAAGTGTTGTTCGCACCACCGGTCCCAATGTTTGTGGCCTCAACCCAGACGTAACTTAACAGATCACCCTTAGTGCGCAGAGGAACCACGACTTCATTACCGGCGGCAAAGGTTCCCACATAATCGAGACGTTCCGGCTTGAGCGCAAAATTGGTATGTCTCTTATAGTTTTGGTGGAAAAATGAAACTTGGGGTGAGCCAGTGATGAAGACATCCTGGGCTCCCTTAGACACGAGGTCAATCAAAGCAGCTGACATTTTACTAATATATGATATTAAAAATTTAGCTCTATAACGAAGTATGGTACAATTTCAAGTCCTGACATGGGATGCACGTGACGAAGATGAGGAGCATTTAATCAGGATGTTTGGAAAGACTCAGGATGGTCACTCCGTCTGCGTGACGACGCCGTTCAAACCCTACTTTTTCATGAAGCTTCCTGATACACTCGACACTAAGAAGGTGATTGATTACGTCAAAGACACGTGCCCAGACATTGTAAACTGTGGATCCCTGAGGTCTAAAGATATGGAAGGGTTCCAGAATGGGGAATCTAGAACGTTTATACAGATAACGTGCAAAGATCTCCAATCGCGACGATTTATAAGTAGTAAGCTGAGGAGAACAACTTATGCATCACTTAAAAAATTAGAACGGGAACGGAAAGAAATAGACCACAAGCTGTTACTAGCTGAGTCATCTGTGGAAAAACAGAACGATGAAGCGGCAAAAAATCGGGCTGTACATGATGTGGCGGTATTGAGAAAAACCCTGGAAAAACTAGACACCGATATTGATAGAACATTGCACGTAAGTCAGTTACGATTATACGAAGCGAATCTGGATCCCGTTCTGAGATTCATGCACCGATCTAATATTCAATCTACGGGCTGGGTGGATACAGGTGATAACTGCGAGCGTGCTGACTTTGCGAATGTGGATATTGATTTGTACTGTAAGTCTTGGAAAGACTTAAACCCTGTAGATAAGCCCGAATCTGCACCCTTTGTGATAGCGTCGGTCGATATCGAATGTTATAGTTCGACTGGAAAGTTTCCAAACCCTAATGTGCGGAATGATGCATGTTTTCAAATTGCTATATCACTCGTACGTTTTGGTGAAACTGAGCCGTTTGAGAAGAGATGTCTATGCTACAAGGAAACTGATAAGAACCTTGACGACGGTTCGATTATCGAGTGGTTTCCTACTGAAAAGGATATGTTGATCAGGTTCTCAAACTATCTCGTCGAAAAGGATACAGATGTCATTACTGGTTGGAATATATTTGGATTTGATCTTGAGTATATTATCGAGCGTGGACATTTGATGTCTTGCCCTCTATCTTTCTTCAAAATGAGTAAGCTGAAAACGCATGTATGTGACCTCGTACGTAAAAAGCTTTCCTCGAGCGCTCTCGGAGATAACGAGTTGAAGCTTGTCCCTATGCCTGGTAGATTTATCTTTGATCTATTTCATGAAGTAAAGCGTGAATATAAACTAGATTCGTATAAACTAGACAACGTATCGAAATTGTATCTCGGGGATAACAAGATTGATATGGCTCCAAAAGAAATGTTTCGTCGATACGAAGAAGAGGATCCGGTGAAGCTTCGAGAGGTTGCGGAATACTGTATAAAGGATACACTCCTCCCACATCGCCTTATTTCAAAGTTGTGTACGTTCATTAATCTTTTAGAGATGGCCAAGGCTACATGGGTACCGCTCAGTTATCTCGTGGAACGCGGACAACAGATTAAGGTGTTCAGTCAGCTCACGAAAAAGGCTCGAGAAATGAAATTTAAGGTGCCTACGTATGACTATGGTCATACGGATAATACGGGATACGTGGGGGCGACTGTACTCGAAGCACAATCCGGTGCATATTACACACCTATCACAGCCCTGGATTTTGAAGGTCTATATCCAAGTATCATGATGGCGCATAATCTCTGTTACTCAGCACTCGTCATGGACCCTAAATACAAAAATTTACCCGGAGTTGAATATGAAACATTCGGAGATCACACGTTCGCACAAAACGTTCCAAGTATTTTACCAAGTATTTTGGTAGAACTCAAAGCGTTTAGAAAACAGGCAAAGAAAGATATGGCCAAAGCTACCGGTGCAATGAAACAAATGTATAATGGTAAGCAGTTGGCGTACAAAATCAGTATGAACAGTGTGTATGGATTTACCGGAGCATCAAAGGGTATTCTTCCCTGTGTGGCTATTGCGTCGACGACTACGATGAAAGGTCGAGGTATGATTGACGAAACAAAGGCATACGTTGAAAAACATTACCCGGGTTCTCACGTGCGCTACGGAGATACAGATTCGGTCATGGTCGAATTTGATGTACAAGGGCGAACAGGAAAAGATGCTATTGAGTATAGTTGGGAACTTGGTGAACGCGCTGCCGCTGAGTGTACGAAGTTATTTAAGGCTCCTAATAATTTGGAACTCGAGAAAGTGTACTGCCCATATTTCCTTTACAGTAAGAAGAGATATGCCGCGAAACTCTGGACGAAGGGTAAAGATGGAGAAATGAACATGGATTATATAGATGTAAAAGGGTTACAACTTGTTCGCCGTGATAATACTCCTTATATGAGAGAAGTGTGTAAAGAGTTGCTAGATGTAGTTCTCGACAGTAACGGTACAGACGCACCCAAGGCTCTTGCTCGAAAAAGAGCGGTCGAGTTACTCGAGGGAGATGTTCCGAATGAGAAACTCATATTAAGTCAGTCTCTATCCGATTCATATAAAGTGAAAGGAGAAAGTGTATCTATCACCAGTGACGAGGTTGCAAATATAAGCCAAGCGCATGTACAAGTGGTTCGAAAAATGAGAGACCGACAACCGGGATCTGAGCCGCAATCCGGAGATAGAGTACCATATATTCTTATCAACACCGGTGACCCAAAAGCCCGTGCATTCGAGAAATCTGAAGATCCTGTATACGCCAGAGACCACAAGCTTCCGGTCGATTATCCGTATTATTTTTTGAACAAATTTTTAAACCCTGTATGCGATTTACTCGACCCCCTATTTGAAAATGTGAAGGATGATATTTTCGGAGAACTACTAATGCGTGCAAAACCACCTAAAAGACCTCGCAAAAAAGCTGATCCGAAACAACCTACCTTGATCAGTGATATATTTAAAAAAAAGGATCCATAATAGAGTATGACCGAAGCAATTCTCGGGATTGTCAATTCTCAGCGCATAGGATTAAAAGATATAGAAAATATGGTAAAAGAGATAGAGGAAAAGCATAAAGAAGAAATGAGGGTTAATATACTCGAAGCTTCTAATCAGATATGTTCAGAGTTCAAAGCTTTAAAGCACGAACCTGTTCGTGTTCGTAGAATAATTGCACGGGTGTTTGGTGACGACAAATGCATTGGAAAGAGAAAGAATGGTCGACCATGTGGAAACAAGTCTGTCAATGGTTTAGATGGATATTGTAAATCGTGTCACAAGTCTAAGCCTCCAGAAGCCAGGGTGTTGCCTTTTGGTGAAATTAATACTGACACGGTTCCGACTGGAGTTGATATAGGTGATATGGGGAGATGTGTACGCTCGGGTGCAGGAAGTGCGGGATTTCCGGGAACGCCTGCATCGATTAGCCCCCCACCCGAAGACGAACTTAGAGATTTACTTCCCTTATATTAATAATGAACAAATCAGATATTCTACTAAATTCTATTAACTCATTTTATGCAAAATCAGAGAATAAAGCTACGCTCGTTGAACTATTAACAAAAAGTGGGGGTATATCCCTGCGAAACCTGGAATGGTTTATTACTAATTACTCTAAAAAGAATAACCTATCATATGAAACGAAGGACGGAAAAATTTTTAGTGTTCATTGCGCGTATAAGTCAAGTTTAGACGGATATTCAAAAAAACTATTCGACCCATTCTGTAGAACAGAGAAGATAACCTATAAACTACCGGATACATCTGAGGAAATTCATACGACTGTTGCACAGCTGAATTTCATCCGATGGTGTATTAAGAATAATATCGTGGATTACATTCGTAATCATCACGATACGTTATTTATGAAAGGGAATACCCTTCGACTCCAGAAGGCTTAGGCCTACCATACCCGGGAGGAATTTTAGGAGACCTGGGAATAAGAGATTCGGGCATTTCGGGTATGTATCTATCTGCAGACATACCTACACCAGACATGAATCCCCTATCGAAGAGAAATGTCTGATACCCGACATAATACATGTTGAGTGTGTAGACGTCCGTCAAATTGGGGGTGAGTGAAATATCAAGAATAGTTCGATCCGAATTTAATTTACTGAAGTCCAGGCTTCCCGATGGTTCCACATTAATCGGATTCATCGCGAATGCATACGTGTAAATATTTCTATCAGGCTTAGATAATCTACTATTATACGGTACGACGTACTTATAGAAAACATGGTCGGGATTATTTACATTTGGTAAATCCTGACCGTTAATGAATATTTTAGCCGTCTGTTGCACAGGATTAAAAAACTCCGAACTAAGTCCATACGTATCTGATGTTGAGAAGTTATATCTATTTTCAAACTTTCGCTCGAGGACATCTGTATCACCCGTACCTAGATTCGAAGGACTACCATGTTCACTCTCATCCTCGAAATCTTTGCGTCGTAAAAACCAAAACATAGCTTTCACTGGTATACTGGGAACAAGTTGTAATTTAACATTATTTTCACCTATCTCCGTTTCTAATGTTGGGTGTTTATTCACTACATCGGTGATTAGGACCTGTTGCTTCGTGGTCAAATATGACTTTTCTTGTGCCGATACGGTAATTTCTTCTGTTATCAGACTGAATTTGTCCAATGTGAGATGTGAGAAACTTGGATTATTCGTGAAGAACGTACTCGGTCTAAACTTTATCTCAAATTCTAGTTTTTGTTTATGAATGGCACATGTAGGAAAATAGGGTCGGTTAGGTAAATTTGAAGCGTATTCATCTCCCTCGTACTTACGTGAAAAGAAAAGAGGTATAGGTATCATCAACTGTGACGGGTATCTAGATAAAGCAGCATCGTTTGCAGACGAAGTACCTTCTGTTTGATTACGGTTGAGAGTGTATCGTTTTGTCCTCTTTTCAGATGCATCTAAATACAATTCATCGTATATCATACCCCAGTCATCGTGATACTTTTCGAGCTCTAACTCGTCCACACGCATTGTCACTGTTTCTATCACATGACGGCCTATCTGGTCAGCGATATTGGCATTCGATTCAACTTTGGGAAACTCGAGATGAACATACATATTGCTAAGGAGGTCACCCATGTTCTGTGGATTTAATGTAACTTTTACAGATTCACCGAATGGCCATGTGGTCGACGCGTTAGAAGGTTTAGAGACGGTGACACTTTTATGATATTTCGTAAAGTTTGAATGTTGTGTAGGTTCATAATTAAAGAAGGAATGTGTTGGGCTATCGTGTAATAGGAACGTGTCCTGTTTACCTATCGCATTGAGAGCCAGAACAGAACCGGTATCGGGACCTTTGAGGTCCATACTTATCTATTGCTCACAATTTTTTAAGGTCAGTTTTCCACATGTCAATATATCCAATAGCTTTGAGTGAATTAAGTTCTTCGTTGAGAGTTTTCCATTCGTCGAAAAGAGCCTCTACCCTTTCCTCTGTATAATCAACTGTCTTCGTATGTAAGAGATAGTCGTATGAGTCATCAACCCTAGGAAACAATGTAGACAGTTGAGTCTCTAGATCATGCTTCTTACGTCTGAATATCACTATGTCACCCTCTATCACCATCTTAACGAACCGTGCACGCCTGGAACACAGTTCGGCCTTTCTCTTCGTAACTTCGATGAGCCTGTTCTTTCTCTTCACATAGTAATCCATACGAAGGCCGATGAAGTCAGTGAGTATCTTCTCTGCGCTGTCGTATTTACATATACCTTTCGTCGGATGAAAAAGATGCATATTTGAGCATCTGATAGTCTTTTGCAGTTTGAGATCCTTGATAGCGTCTTTACCATTGTAATCCTGAATTATAAAGTCAACATTCTCAGTTGTACTGTTGTTCGTGAAACCGCTGATGATTTTCTTTTCAACGAGGGTATCGAGGTGTTCTTTGTAATCTTGCGTCCATCGACCCGGGGGGAGATCTGTCACCTTGATCGTCTTTCCTATACAAACCCAAACACCTTGAGTCACCCACGAATCGTCGTCCTGTTCTGAGATTGTCCCCTTAAACCCACGGAACCATGGTTTCATTCTGGTCATCTCTTTTCCACGTGTGAAATTGAGAATGTTTTGCTTGATGTCCTCTGGGTT